ATGGTTACTATAAATTATGAAATGAATAAGGTGATGGCTGATATTTTTATCACGATGGTACATGAATATGACCTTCCAGTCACAGCTAAAGTGGGTGTTCCTCGACTTGATGGCAATGGGGATACAATGGTGAATGTGGATTTACAGTATGATGAGATGGCAAAAGTAACGGTTAGCAAATACTTGTCCAAGGCCATGAATCAAGCGGCTGAAGTTTTATCTAATGAGCATGTAGCAATATGAGTGAAGAATTGAAATATGGTGTATGCCGCATTTGCGGTTGTACAGATAATAATCCTTGTAATAATCCGGAGGTGGGTAATTGTTGGTGGGCTGATGAGACTCATACGATATGTAGTCACTGTGCAGATAAAAAATTAGCTGAAGACCCGATGACAAAACATTGTATTAACTCGAATACGGAAGAGGATGATGAAGATGTGGAGTTCTATATGCAACAAGAGTATGAAGAATTGTATGATAAGATTCTTTCTGGTGATTTAGGGTGGGATGCATCTGATTTGGATAGACTTTTAGAATTACATTCAATATTAAAGTAAAAGTGGTTATGATAAAGCATTTGAAGAAGAAGTTTCCGGATGTCTGCAAGCAGGTTCTTGAGATGGATAAAATTTATAGCCGGGCAGATACGGAAAAGAAGGTTGCACAATTTTCTGAATCGTTTGGTCAAGGTGTCATTGCTTATGAGCAAATCAGAAAGAAGATAAACGTATATACCAGTCGAATCTTCATGAACAAATTGGAATCAATGAAAAAAGGTGATACCGTGTTGGATTCCAATGCTGGCAAAGTCGGTATTATTTCAAGTGATAAACCTTTTTTCTGCGGATGTTCCTTATGTATCCGAGTGGATTTTGGTGATACGAGTGATGTTTATGACTGTGCTTATTTTATGTAGTTATGAAGATTGAGATAGGACTATCCGATGGCCGAAAAACGGAAGGATTCGCTCCGGAAGTTCTTCACACGGCCGATAAATCAAAAGAAATCTGTTTGTTCTTTGATACAGCAGAGATGTATTCAGGATTTTTAGTTGACATCGAAGATAATGGTATTCATTTAACAAAGCCTGATGCAGTGGTGGGCATACAGCTTCCATTGAATAGATTGCTGCTTTGGTTTTATAAAATATGATAATATGGCATGTGATTGTAGAGTAAAACTGGAGAAAGAACTTCGAGAGAATGGTTTCCATTTGGCGAAGTTAAGTGGTGTGTTTGCCTTTGTCGGTAATCAAATGCAGTTTAAGCCGACGATTGAAGTGGTTTATTACAAGAAGAAAAAGGATGGAACCTTATGCAAGAAAGAATCAACAATTCAGTTGTCTTATTCGTTCTGTCCGTTTTGTGGGAAAAAGTTTGAGGAGGATTGAATTATGGCATTTATAGGACAATCGAGACCGGATTATGATAGACCTTGGGATATGTATGTTTGCTTGAATATGGGTGAATGCAAGTCCTTTCTTCCGGTTGTTGAGAAGCTGCTTGTCAAGGCGCAGAAAAGATATGATCATTATCGTGATGTGATGGATACAGGTGAAGCGACAACGCGCCAGCAGACTCTTTATATGGAGACTGAAGAGAACCTTGAAAACCTTGAATCCGTCAAGAGGACAATTTTAACGTTTTTAAAAGAGTATCAAAAAAGTGATGATTGACAACATCCCAACTGAATTTGACAGAATCCACGATTCCATTTTACTTCGCAGACGGAACTGGCTGTTGAAGCATGGGCGGAAGATTAACAAGAAATCGAAATCTAAAAAACATAAATGTTATGACCAGAGTAACCCTACTAAGAAAAACACCGGATTGGGAGAAGGCACGTCCCGAACGGGCAGTCTATGAACATTTCTTCTATAACTCACATGGAGAGGTTCGCAAGGTGAAAGGCAAGATAACCGTGGTGACATCTGTTTGCAGATGTGGCCAGAAGACAATGACGACAATGACACGTGATGTCCGTTGGGACGGTCTTGGCCGTTGTTACGTGGGAACCCACAACGTGCGCAACCGCAACTATGATATCCATTTCAAGTGATGGGACTCAAGGAATACATACCGGAAGACAAGACATGGTTGAACCGGATGGCAGAAGAGATAGGTTGGGAGCACCTGGGCGAATATTACAACCGGGTGTTTCTTCTTCTCTACAGTATGCGGCATGGAGCATTCTTTTCCATTGTCGATAGGGTAGCCCCCGACAACTATAGGCTCTTCATGGGCTGTCTGATTTGTGTGATGACCGAACTGGCAAGCTACGGCATCCACGATTTCACCTTGGAGAGCGATGCAACCATTGTTCACCGGATTTAATATACCGAAGATATGATAGAAGAAAAGTATATAGAGCAGATATTGGACCGTGCCGACATCGTGGATGTGGTGGGAGAGTTCGTCACGCTGAAGAAGGCAGGGTCGCATTTCAAGGCATGTTGTCCGTTTCACAGCGAAAAGACGCCAAGTTTTGTGGTGACTCCGGCACGGGGTACCTGGCATTGTTTCGGTAGTTGCAATAAGGGAGGCAATGCAGTTGGCTTCCTCATGGAACATGAATCCATGAGTTATCCCGAAGCCTTGCGTTGGTTGGCCAAGAAGTATCACATCGAGATTGAAGAGGTGCAGCTTACTCCGGAACAGGAGCAATCCCGTATGAAGAAGGAATCGATGCTGATTGCCAATGAACATGCGGCCAAGTATTTCCAGGAGTGCATCCGTTCCAAAGAAGGCAAGAATGCTTGGAACTATGCCGTGAGCCGTTGGAACGAGGAGTATGTCAAGGAAATGGGCATCGGTTTTGCACCGAATAAATGGGACGGATTGATGGCATACGCTTCAAAAAAGGGCGTTTCCATCGATATTTTGCAGGATTTGGGGCTCATCAAAAAGAATGAGAAGACCGGCAATCTGTATGATTTCTATCGGGGTCGGATAGTGATACCTATCCGTGACCGTTATCGTCGGATCATCGGGTTTACCGCCCGTGACATTACCGGAGTGGAAGATATACCCAAATACCTCAATTCTTCGGAATCTGAAATCTATTCCAAATCCCGGTCGTTGTTCGGTATCGATGTGGCCATTCGCCAGGCAACCAAGGAGGACAAGTTCTATTGCGTGGAAGGTGCGCCCGATGTGATGCGTCTTCAGAACATCTACGTCAACAATGCCATTGCTTCTCTCGGTTCTGCCTGGACCAAGGAGCAGTTCGAGCAGCTGAAGAAATATGCCACCCGGCTTTGCTTCTTGCCCGATGCAGACCCTCCCAAACGGGATGAAGACCATGGTACCGGCATCAAGTCCGTAATGAAGAACGGCCTTCTTGCCATGGAGTGTGGTTTCTCTGTTTCAGTCAAGGAAATTCCGTTGACGGATACAGGCACAAAGAATGATCCTGATTCCTATTGTACCGACAAACCCCGATTCGATTTGCTCGAAGAAGAGGATTTCATCATTTGGTATGCCGGCAAGATTCTGAAGGACGGACAGACTACCGAGGAGAAGAGTACCGCTATCAACACCATCTGCCGGATGGTGGCCATCGTGAAGGACGATGTAAAGGAGAGCATGTACTTGAGTCGGTTGCAGGAGTTCTACAAGCACAAGTCCTTGTGGCAGACTGCCATCAACCAGGCAAAGAAACAGATACAGGCCAAGAAGGTACTCGACCAGAGCAAGAAGATAGACCGTGACCTCTATACCAAGTACGGATTCTACGAGGAATACAACTCCTATTTCTCCATCGCGTCCAATGGTGGCAATCCTAACCAATGGTCCAACTTCATCATGCTGCCGATGTTCCACATCAAGGACAGCCTCTTGCCGAAGCGTCTGTACCGCATCAAGAACCAGAACAACCAGGAAGAAATCATCGAGATGAAACAGGAAGACCTTGTTTCCCTCTCGAAGTTCAAGCAGAAGGTCGAAGGATTGGGCAACTATATTTGGTTGGCATCCGAACGGGAACTGACCAAGCTGAAGATGTTCCTCTACGAGCAGACAGAGACCGCTACCGAAATCACCCAGTTGGGGTGGCAGCGCAAAGGCTTCTTTGCTTTCGGCAACGGTTGTTTTGATACCGAATGGCATCCGGTGGATGAATACGGCATCGTGCGTCTGAAGGCAGGGAACTTCTATCTGCCCGGCAGCAGTTTGATATACCGCGATGATGTGAAGCTCTTCCAGTTCGAGCGCAAGTTCATCTATACCAACTACAATGCCGTATCGATGCGCGACTACACCGAAAAGCTGATACGGGTGTTCGGCGACAATGCCAAGGTGGGCGTGTGCTTTCTGCTGGCTACCTTGTTCCGCGATGTCATCGTCGGCTTGACCAAGAGTTTCCCCATTCTGAATCTCTTCGGTCCGAAAGGTTCCGGCAAGTCCGAACTCGGCCATAGCTTGATGTCCTTCTTCATCATCAAGAACACACCGCCCAACATTCAGAATGCCACGAATCCGGCCTTGGGCGATTTGGTGGCCCAATGTGCCAATGCCCTGGTGCATATCGATGAGTACAAGAACACCATCGACTTGGACAAGCGTGAGTTCCTGAAAGGCTTATGGGACGGTACCGGCCGCTCCCGTATGAACATGGACAGGGACAAGAAACGTGAGATTACTTCGGTAGATTGTGGGGTGATTCTGTCCGGACAGGAAATGACCACCATCGATATCGCCTTGTTTTCCCGTCTGGTGTATCTCACTTTTACCAAGACCGAGTTTTCCAACGAAGAGAAGCGGGCTTTCGATGAATGCAAGCGACTCCGTGATATGGGCTTGTCGCACCTCACGCTCCAGCTGCTCCGTCACCGCACGAAGATGGAGGCCAACTTCAATGCCAACTATCACGAGTGTATGGCCGACTTGAACACCCGTCTTTCCGGAGAGAAGATTGAAGACCGCATCCAGCGTAATTGGGTGATTCCTTTGGCTGCTTTCCGCACCATGGAGGCAGTACTGGATGTGCCTTTCTCCTACAAGGACATGCTGGACATCACCGTAAGCGGCATCATCCGTCAGAACAACGAGTGCAAGAGCAACAACGAGCTGGCCAACTTCTGGAACATGGTGAGTTATCTGGTACAGGATGGCGAGGTGTATTGCGATTCGGACTACCGCATCAGCTACGTGTCGAAGTTCAAGAGCGATTCGGTGAAGAACGGCATCGAATGGCGCAACCCTCGTCCGGTGCTGATGATGCGCAAGAACCGCATCTTCATGCTCTACAAGAAGTTCTCCAAGCAGGTGGGCGATTCCGCCTTGCCGCCCGAGTCGCTGAAATTCTATCTGGAGAACTCCAAGGAATACCTGGGCGTGAAGAACTCCGTCCGCTTCAAGAACATCCAGAAGGGAGTGGAAGTAACCAAGCAAGTGGAACGTGCCGACGGCAAGGTGGAGTACCGAAAGACCAGTTCCACGGAGCAGGCCATGTGTTTCGACTACGAACAACTGCGCCAAGCATACAACATCAACTTGGAGATTGATGCGGAAGCGCGGGATGGCGGAGCAGATGATGTTCCGGAAGAGAAGTCGGATAACCAACAGAAACAATTCGATTTTTAATATATACCTATTCTATCATTTCGTGTAGAAGGTGCAGCCGCTGGGAAGCGTTTGCACCTTTTTTTATGCTTTCCGAGCAAAAAGAAAGGCTTTCCCATGGGGCGATTTTCCCTTCTACACTTTCTACACTTTCTACAATGTTATAAATGAGAGAGTTAAGTATAAAAACACCTATACTACAAGCTTCTACAAATTTCTACAAAATTAGGTTTTTGCTCAAAATTTCTACAAAACACCCAATTTTCTACAAGTGTAGAAAGATTGTAAAATTTTAAAGTGTTGATATTCAGTTGTTTGAATGTTTGTAGAAAGTGTAGAAGATGTTTTCGCCAAAATATGTCTGCCATTTGAAGGATGAAAAAGAGATATAAATGTTATAAAAGAGATATAAATATTATATCTTTGTGCATAATGTTATGATTATGAGCAAATTTCTGATATACCTTAAACTGGAACCTTATCTACACCAATGGCTGACACACTCCTTGGGTAATCCGGTGGAGTTCCCTGCCAAGAGTAACGAGAACGCTATCATCCGTCGTTTTCTACAGACGAAGCCGATGGATGCAGTACCTGATTTGTATGCCGATGGCTTGACCGCTATCTGTATTCCGGACAGCAAGGCGAAGCCGCCACAGTATTACAACTATTGCGGTCCGAAAGCCAAGTCGGCCATCATCGAAGCGATAGAGGATTTGTTCCGCATCAACCTTTGGGCGGAGCTGGCACCTGCATCCTACAATGTGGAGCGAGCCGAGTGCGGATTGAACAAGATGATAGCTGCCTGGTGCGAGATGCACGGCATCGATGATGACTATACCGAAACCGTCCGGCAGAAATACTACCGTATGCGCAAGGCTTATACAAAAAATGGTGTTTTTCTTGGAAAATTAACAAGAAATCGCTCGGACGATACGCCCGATTTTAAACAACCCCGAACAACAGCGAACAAACATTCAAAATGGAAAGGATTATGGATATGATTAAATATATAAATAAGGTGGAGGTGATAGATGCCGGACAACTGGCTTCTTCCACATTTTTCGGTAAGGGTGTTAAACTGGCTGACTCCCTTCCTTTTGTGCAGTTATGCTCGATTGGCTTGTCAACTTTCGAAATTACGGATAAAGTGGAATTAAAGAACCGTATCTTCCACCATAAACTTACGGTTAAGTTGGCCGAAAGATTAGTATCTTCCGGCCGGAAGATATGTTTCCGTTTGACTGCGGTTGATGGTTCGCAATACATGTTGGGCAGTGATTCCCGTCCGTATCCGGTAATCGGACAGAGTGATTCTCATCCGTCGGATGCAGGACAATCTTGTGCCGTTATCCTTGATGTGACATGGAAAAGTGTCGCCTTTTACCCCGTTTTATAGGTTCCAAAGTCTTTTTATAATAAGGTAGCCCCGGTTTATTTTGCAATAAAAAGTTTGCAAGATGATTTATAACATTAACATTGATGACTACATCGGTCGCTGGGGCTACTCCAAGCAGTACATTCGTAATGAGCTTGCCAAGTTGAAAGGCAAGCCGGTGAATGTGCGCATCTCTTCATTGGGCGGTTCCGTTGAACATGGTTTGGATATCCGTCAGCAATTCATCGACCATGGTGACGTGACGGCTTATCTGTATGGATTGGTGGCCAGTTCTGCAACCGTTGCAGCATTGGGTGCCAAAAAGGTATGTATCTCCAAGTATTGCATGTTCCTGGTGCATAAGGTGAGCAATTGGGTGGATGCTTGGGGGCAGATGAATGCCGACCAGATTCAGGAACTCATTGAGGACCTCAAGGAGAACAAGCTTCAGAATGACAAGTTTGACTTGGTATTGGCTCAACTGTATGCCAACAAGTGTGGAAAGCAGATTGACGACATTCTTGATACGCTCAAGGCTGGCCGTTGGTTGACCGCACAGGAAGCGTTGGATTATGGTTTTGTCGATGAAATCATTGAGGATGCCAAGGAAGACAAGATTAATTTGGCTTCTTTCAACGAAAAATTATGTGTGTTGGGATTGCCCGCTTTGCCGGACGTCCCTAGGGATGATGATAAGAACTCCGGCTTCTTCAAGCGTATCATGGAGAAGCTGGACTCTTTCTGTGATAAGAAGACTGAGAACAATAACCATTTAATCAATCTCATAATGAAAAAGGACTATCAGAAAGTCAATGCAATTCTCAATGTGGAAGGATTGGAATTTGACAAGGATGGTAAGGTCACACTTACCGAAGACCAGGTGAAGGCTTTGAACGAGAAGGTGGATGCTTTGGAAAAGGATGCTTCTGACAAGCAGACCAAGGTGGACGAGCTGACCGTTCAGGTAGAGAACTTGAAGAAGGCGGATGGCGACAAGACACCGAAGAACGAAGGCGGTGAAGGTGATGAACCGGAAGATATCTTCAAGGAAGCAAACGAATTGTATAACTCTATCTAATATTTGTGCGTATGGGAAAAGTAATTTTACCGGAAGATTTGGCGAAGACCGCCATCAAGTATCGCAAGACGTTCTTGATGATGGCAGTAATCGGGTTGGCTGAGACAAAAAAGCACATGTCTATACGTCCTGGCGTCCGTTACAAGGAAGTGGTAGGTGAACTCTCGGGAGACATTGAAATCGGTCCATATTCTGAAACACGAGTGGATGAAACGGATGTGAATGTGGCCAAGCGTGAATTGGAGACTTTCTTCGGTTCCGTAGTTCGCAACTTCTCTCCGAACTCCATCTATCAGTCCCTTTGGGGTAGTTCTGTGACCAAAGGTGAGGGCTTGAAGGAGACTGAAATCACCAAGCAGGTGGTTGCCTACTTGATGAAGCAAGTTTCTAAATCCTTGAACAAGAACATTTGGGGTGCAGTACGTAAGGCTGACGGTGACAAGACTTCTGACTTGTTCAATGGTTTTGATACCATTGCAGGCACAGAAATCACTGCCGGTAATTTGTCTGTTGCCAACAAGAACTTGTTCGAATTCGGTGAAACCATCGATAAGAACAATGCCGTGGACTTGTTGAAGACATTCTACCGTTCGGCTGATGATGTGCTCAAGGGTGAAAAGACCAAGTTGTACATTCCGCATAGCATCTATGATGCATATGTGGACGACTATCAGGCAACCGTGGGTGCTGCTCCTTACAACCGTGAGTTCGAAAAGACTTTCCTCGAAGGTTCGAACAATCGTTGTGAGTTGGTAGCTTTGAGTAACAAGGCAGGTTCACCGTACATCCAATTGTCCACTCAGGGCAATATGTTGATTGGCGTGGATCAGGAAAGCGATTTGGAAAAGATTCTCATCGAAAAGCATGCGGCATTCGTGTTGCAGTTTATCGTGACCATGTTCTTTGGTGTTCAGTACGAAAGCATCAGCAAGGAACGCTTGTTGGTGGGTAAATTGTTTGCTGGTTAATAAAAGGAGGACATTATGAATAAGTGTGATTCTGTAGATTTGTACAGCTCGTTGGATTTCTGTGAAGGACAAACCGTCCTTCCAGGCATCCGCAAGAAGGTTTACTTCCAGAAGAAGTCAAACATTGCAGGTTGGCCGAAGCTTCCGGCTTTGGCTGAAGGTCAAACAATGGCTGGATTGGCCACTTATGAAGGCAACTTCACCATGGCGGCCGACAAGAAGTGGTTGACCTTGAAGAATATGGATTCCAAGTCGGATGTGAATTGTGAGACACAGGGCGAAAAGCCTTCTGTCACTCATCTGAACAAGGCTTCCATCGTCCATCCGGGTACCGAAGAAGAAGCGGCCGGTTTCTGCCGTATGGCTGCAGCTGATGATTTGGTGTTCTTGGTGCAGCAGCGTAACGGCAAGTTCCGTGTGTTGGGTTCTGAAGAATTCGAAACATTGGTGAAGCCTGCTACAGCTTTGGGGCAAGGTATTACCGGTACGGCTGGTACTACCCTTGAAATCGAAGCGACTGATGTTTGTCCGGCTCCGTTCTATCCGGGCAAGATTGAAGCTGAAGAAGGCGATATCAGCGGAAAGGACGGTTCGGCATGGAGTGAAGCTGCAGCAGGTGAATAAATTGTTTTATTGTTCGTAACATAGCAAAGGTGGTGGCGGTGGTTGAACCAATGCCACCACCTTATTTAATAGTAGTAATATGGATCATAAATTGACAGAGAAGATACAGAAGTATTTGCAGACAGAACCTGCAAAGCGTAATGTGGTGGAGGGTGCAACCTTGTTGCTCTCGCTTAATCGTAACCGAATCCTTTTTCAGAACGTGATGCGTCGTCCGGAGAAGTTTGCCGACAAGGTGGAATATGAATTGAAAAAGCATCTGAAGATTCGTCTGGACGACAAGACAATTGCCGATGTGGCTGCCATGGACAGGGCGGTCGTTCCGATGGCACAGGAAACCATCAACAGACGTTTGGACTTGGTGGCGGAACAAACGGAGGATGTGGATACCGTTGAAGAACTTCAGACAGCTGTTAAACATGCGGGCAAGCGTGCTGATCACGATGAACTACCCGATGAAATCAAGGATTTGTGGGCGCAATCGGCGGAACTCTGGTTCAAGATAAAGGAGACCTTCGAAACGCTCAAGACCATGGAGGCTGCACCTCCTTGCGACCGTTACGAGTATCTGAAGATTCTTGATGAAGCGGATAAGCAATACCGTGCAAATATGGCGAAGTACGATGCTTTCGCTTTGGGTGGTGAAGTGGAAGCTGGTGAACCTAAAGATATGGACCCGGCTGAAATCGCCAAGAAAGTACAGGCAGCCCGCAAATATATTTCGGACAACAAGAAGAAGTTGGCCGAGATGAAAGAAAGCGATGATTATCCGAATGCCAAGTATGATGCTTTGCGTGACAAGGTGCAGGAACGTTTCAACTACCTGATTGAAACGGGCAATTCCGTTTCCGAGGACCAAGTGACTGAATTGAAAGAATTGGGTATCGTGGTTCAATGATAAAGCTGGTCAGACAAATACTGAAACCGTTGTCCGATGCGCCGTTGCAGGCGTATCTGGACAATCGGGTGCAGTTGTTTGACATTATCGAGTACATCTTGACACAAACGGGACCGGCTTCTATCTACATCTCTACTTTCTCCACTTCTGAAGAATTCTTGCGGAGAATCTTCAAGTTAAGGCAGAAAGGGATGCTGACTTCGGCGGTCATGCTGGCCGACTTGAAGGCTTCACGTTAGACGGTCAATCTGTATCGGTTTATCTCAAGTGTGTTCGATGATGTCTATTTGGCCGAGAACCACAGTAAGGTGATATTGATACACAATGCCAAATGGTATGTGTCGATATGCACTTCACAGAACCAGACAAGGGGCAATCGGACGGAGAGTGGAATGATATCCACCTCTCCGGACGTTTACTCCAAGCTTCTTTCACAATTCTCTGATATAGTAAACAATCATTCAATTTTGTTAGATGGATTATTCAACGGAACAACTTCAAAGGGTGAGTGAACTCGCGGGGTTTCTCACTCCCGTCAGCGATATCGCTGTGATGATGGGTGTCGATGTCGATGTGCTGCGCATCGATATTCGTGACCGTTCATCATCCGTTTCATTGGCTTACTACAAGGCCAAGGCAGAAACGGCACTCAAGCTTCGTAAACAGGAACTGGAGTTGGCCAATGTAGGTAGTCCGTTGGCTGTGCAGCTTACCAATGGTTATTTGTTGAATATGGATTCAGATGAAGATTTATAGTTATGCCGGTACCAGCAACAATTGATGTCTGTCAGAAGTACCTTTTTGCTGATGTCAGCGAAATGGTGACTGACGGGATTCCCGAACTGATTCAGAAACGTCTGATTCGGCTTCGGGATATGTATAATCTTTGGCTCCAATTCCCACGCAAGAAGGACTTGGAGATTGTGGGTGAACTGGAACGGAGATACAAGATTGGCAAGTCGGCGGCCTATGAGGATGTGCGTATCATCAAGAGGCTCTTGGGTGACTTGAACAAGACTACCAAGGACTATCACCGTTTCAAGTTCTGTCAGATGATTGAGGAGACTTACGAAATGGCCAAGCGTATCAAGGATGCTCGTGCCATGGCGCAAGCCACCAACTTCTATGGCAAATATACCCAACTGGATAAGGAAGATATCCTCGATAAGGGTTACGACAAGATTGTGGTGCAACCGTTCGAACCGACGGATGACCCGAGTGTGATTGGCATCAAGGCTATCCCGAACATCCGTGAACGCATCAAGTCGAAGATTGCCCAATATTGGTCTGAAGATGTTGAGGATGTGGATTTCGAAGAAGTGGAGTTCAATGAAGAATCTATTTTTAATCCCCCGATAAAGAACGATGAAGCAGTACTTTAATGATCCGCAGATGGAAACGATGTACACGGCTGCCAAGGACACGGTCTTGGTGGGTGGCCGTGGTATTGGTAAGGGGATTGTCCATGCGGCATGGAATCTGCGGAACATGCAGCGTATGCCCGGTAGCATTACAGGGATTGTCGGAGCCAATGGTAAGCGTGTCCTGACGAACACGCTGCCTTCCATGCTCATTCATTGGGAGAACTGGGGCTTCAAACGCGACTTGCATTGGACCGTGGGACGAAAGCCCCCACAATCATGGGGATGGGGCAAGCCACTGTTTGAGCCCGAGAATTGGGAGAATATCCTTTCTTTCTATAATGGTTCCATCGGATATATCATCTCTCAGGATAGAAGCGGTACCTCCAACTCCCATTCGTATGATGCAATCGACATCGATGAAGCCAAGTTCATCAACTTTGACCAGTTGAAGGACGAGACGCTTCCTGCCAACCGTGGAAACAAGCAGCACTTCGGACACCATTTCTTTCATCATGGTATGCTGATATCTTCAGATATGCCTGTAACGAAGAAGGGCTCCTGGTTCTTGGAGTATGAAAAGAAGTGTGATCCCGAATTGATAGAGGTCATTCAAGGCACGGTGTTCGAGATATGGAGACTCAAGAAGAAAGTGAAGGAGTTGCAAGCGTCGGGCAAGGAAGTGCCGGCTTACATGCGTTCCATGCTTCGCACCTTGAATCGTGACCTTTGCCGGATGCGTTCGGTTGCGGTCATGTATAAGGAGTATTCTTCTATATGGAACATGCAGGTGTTGGGCGAGAAATGGGTGAACGAAATGAAACGTGACCTTCCTCCGTTGACCTTCCAGACTTCTATCCTCTGCAAGCGCATCGGTATCGCTAAGGACGGTTTCTATTCGTCCATGACGCATCGGCATAAGTATCAGGCATCGAACTTCGATTATCTCGATAGCTTGGAGTACAAGTTCGACAAGCTGAAGGAGCCGACTTGCTTGGCCGATTCGGATGTGGACCCGTCCATGCCGATATGTATAGCCTTCGACTTTAACCGCAACATCAACTGGTTGGTAGCCGGACAACCGCAAGGCTCGAAGCTACGGGTGCTCAAGTCTTTCTTTGTGAAGTACGAACGGAAGTTGCCCGAATTGGTGGCCGATTTCGTGAAGTACTATCGTCACCACAAGACCAAGAAGGTGGTGTTCTACTATGACTCCACGGCTCTTGGTTCCAACTATGCGGTCAATGACCAGGATTTCAAATGGGTCATTGAACATGAGTTCATCAAGCATGGTTGGCAGGTGGATGCGGTGTATCTGGGCAATCCGATGGGACATTCCGAAAAGCATCTCCTTATCAACCGCATGTTCTCCGGACAAGCCAATCTCATGCCGATGTTCAATGTGGAGAACAATGATGACCTGCTTATCTCCGTTCAGACTGCCGGTGTCTATAATGGTGGCAAGGATAAGCGAGGTGAGAAGCTGGCCGAGACGGATGAAGACAGGCTGGAGAGCCGCACCGATGGTAGCGATGCTTTCGATACCCTTTGTATTGGTTGTGAGAAGTTCCCTAGGATTCACTTCCAGACATTTGTTACTTCTTCTTTTTAGGTAATCACTTTGATAGCGGTAAACCGTGCATCTCACGAAGATGTGCGGTTTCTTTTGTGCGCTTACCGCCGTTTGTTGTGATTCTTGTACATATTCCGCAAGCCTAAAAGAAGGTGATGAGATTTTTTGCGTAGGGCGGTGGGGGGAGGGCTCCGCCTCTTCCGCACTCCGTGCGGTCAACTTGAGGGGTAAAATGCTGATTTTGGGGTACTTGTTGTTTTGAGGAGCGGAATCTTGAAATAAATCGGAGTTTTCAAGGATGGTTTGCAGAGGTAATCTGTTGAATTTGAGCCCTTTCCGCATATACAAATATACGAAAAATGTCTGAATTGGCAAAACAAATAGTGATTTAATTACTTGATTTTTAATGCTTCGTTATATTCTGAAATATCGGGCGCCGCGAAAAGTCCAAGCGTATGCGGTACCCTACATACCCTTGGACTTTTCGCGGTTAAGCGGTAGAAAGCAATGCTTTCTGTTGATTGCCCTGTTGTATGTCACTGAGATACTCTAAAGGGTATCACGGTTCCGTACATCAGGATTCCGTACACGGAGATTTGCTCTACTTGTTCTGCTCTTCGCCCTTGTGCCTTTCCCAATGGCTTCGGTGTGTCGCTTTTCACGACTGCAAAGGTATATGTTCTGCTCCAGCTGCCAAGAACGGGCGATGTCCGCTTAAAAAATCTCCACTCTTCAAGTCGTATTCAAGCCGTTGGTTTTAGGCGGATTCTTGTCGTGCTCTCTCTGAACACCTTTTGATGCAGTGTAAAAAGGCGAAACAAACCGAAGCGATAGTGACGGAATAAAAAAAAGCTCAGAGCAGGTAGAGCAAAAATAAAAAGGCTTACACCCTCAGCTTCAAGTTCAAGAATAAACCTAAAAATCATAGAGTATGGCAGCAAAGATGAATGAAGCCTATATGGCGCAGTGGCAGAAGTTGATGTTTTCTTTCTTCGACTATCTACCGACCAAGTATGAAGCAAGCAAAGAAGAGTGGAAAGTCCGCAGATTGGTTTGGGACTTCAAGAGCGGCAAACGTAGTTTGAAAGTGGCGGAATTGGTAGCAAAGCAGATTCGCAAGCAGTTTGGTGCGGAATGTACGGACCTTTGTTTGGCTTGTATTCCTGCAAGTACGGCAGAAGCAAATGAGATACGATACAAAGAATTTGCGAAAGAGGTGTGCCGCTTGACAGGTGCGAAGAATGCCTACAATGCCATCCATATAGAGGGTGCAAGATTGGCGATTCACGAAACCAAATGCAGCAAGAAAATTGAAAAGGTGCAAGTCATCAAGTTCAAGGAACGCTTTTTCAAGGGGAAAAAGGTGCTGCTCTTCGATGATATTTTGACACGAGGTTTCAGTTATGCCCGATTTGCTTGTGAATTGGAAAGCTTCGGAGCGGAAGTAGTGGGAGGTTATTTTTTAGGTAGAACATTAATCAAATAAGGACATGAGAACACTTTTTGATAACGATATGAGAACCTTGAATGAAAGCGAGTTGATATATAAGATAACCAACCGCAAGAAAGTAGAATTGATGGATGATTTCACGTTTGACGATGTGATGAACCAACTGACACCGGGACGCAAGGAGGTAGCAACGGCAGCCGTTGAACTTTACATCCGATTGAAAGCCAAAAAGGAGGAAGCCCCGACAATCACCCACGCAAAAGACGTGTATAACCAAATGGTTGGCTTGATGGCTAATTTGTCGGTAGAGGAATGTTGGTGTATCTTCCTGAACCAAGCAAGCCGAACCATCAAGAAACAGCGGATTTCTAAAGGTGGTTTGACGTGTACGGCAGTCGATGTTAGGGTAGTGATGAAAGAGGCTCTTTTGTGCGGCGCATCGGCTTTGGCTTTGGTACATAATCATCCGAGCGGTAGCACCCGACCAAGTCGAGAAGATGATAAATTGACTAAGGAACTGAACACAGTTTGCCAACTGATGAACATTCGGATGGTTGACCACGTGATTGTGACGGATGGCAGTTTTTATAGTTATGCCGATGAAGGCAGAATCTGATAGGGTGGGCGAGGCGGTCGCCCATTCTTTTTGCGAGCACGCTCGCAAAAAGAATGGGACCCGTTTGTTTGGTAGGGTGGTTAATTTTTCCGTTTCTTGAACCACGGAGGAGAATTTTTTGTTTAATAATTGATTTATTTCTATTATTTCTTTGTGAATAATAGAAATATTTCTATCTTTGCAGTGTCTTAATTAATAAGTCTGTGAAGATGAAGTATAAAGAATTTCATTTAAAAATCAGAAAGGCTGGATGGAAATACAGCCATGCTGAAGGAAGTCATTACTTCTATTTAAAAGATGGAGTGCTATCTGTTCCGGTTCCCTACCATGGGGCGAAAGAAATGCCGGAACCTCTTCGGAGAAAGATAGCAAGGCAGTTAGGACTATGATGGGGAGGGGCTGTAAGCCCCACCCTTTCTAAAAAACAAGATAATATTTAAAATAAACGGATTATGGAAAAATTGATTATTACCATTTGTGCAAGTAAGGATAGCTTTGGGGCTTATTCAGAGAATTGTGACGGTATATTTGCGGCTGGTGATACTCTGGAACAATGCAAAAAAGATGTGGAGACGTCCATTGAACAAATTAAACGTACACAACCTTATGAGAATTGGCCGGAGATAATCAAGGGTCCGTATGAAATAGAATGGTGCTATGATGTGGAATCTTTGTTGAACCACTTCAACAAATTCTTCACTTTGGCCGGTCTTGAACGCATCACTGGCATACACCAGAAGCAATTGTGGTCGTATATGCATGGTCAGACAAAACCGCGTGCTGCACAGAAAGAGAGAATTAGAACTTCACTCTTTTCCTTTGCTAAAGAACTATCTTCGTTTTCTCTTTTGTGATAACGGATTATTAATTAAGACCCCTGGCCCTACCTATATTGGTGGGGCTTTTTATAATAATCTACTATGTTGTTTTTCTTGTTTAAGTTATATTGGATAGAGGTGTATAATTTTAGCTATGATATGTTTTGTTGTAATTCCTGTAATAATATTGATTTTGGTTATCTTTTTTAGATGCCTTTCAAAGAATGATGTGGCAGATTATAAACCAAAGAAGCCTGTACAGGCTATTGGTAAATCTGATGAAAAGTTTGAGCCTAATTTGCAAGAACCAAAAAAGGTTTGTGAGAAAGAATATAAAATAGTAAACTTTGCAGTAAAAGGTACAATTTATCGTTCGTCATTAGAAGTTCAGATTGCTAAGAATGTAAAAGTAGGTGATATGCTTTTGTTGAAGCACGAATCAAATAATCCGAAGGATGCTTATGCAATGAAAGTGCTTACTACAACGGCTGCTCATATTGGTTATGTTGAAAAGCAATATAGCTTTCTATTTTTTAGATTGCTGAAATCGATAGACAAGTGTGTTGTTACTAAAGTGACGAATGATGATATACCTTTCATATATGTAGATGCTTATATTGAGAAATCGGCATATTTCCGTATGAAGTATGAATCTTTGGATAAGATTGAAGTAGGTAAAAATGTTTATGTCGGAAGTGGAGTTTCATTCAAGGTTTCAACGCCAAGAAGTCGAGCAATGGAAAACTGTCCGGATTTAGCTTTAGCGGAGAAATTGAAATATGATCATCCAGAGAAAGCTGTTGATATATTCATAAGATGTGCAGCTGAAGAAGAAGGGTTGTATTCCATTCATCAAGCTTGTATATGTTATAGACGTATGAAGGATTATGATTCAGAATTGAATTTGATTCAAGAAATTCTATTGGTTTGTAAGGATGAAGGTTTGGATGATTCGATTGCGACTTATGAGTCACGGTTGCAGACAGTTCAAAAGTTGATAGCTAATAGGGATAAGAAGAATAAGAAGGTGGTTTCATAGTTAATATCGCCTTTTTCCTTATCTTTGCAAAGTAGAAGTTTTCGCTTTATTGATAAATGCATGTTCAAGGGTTCCGGCTATGGCTGGAGCCCTTTTCTTATAATCGCCTTCACGTTTTGTGTTATATACCTCAATAACCAATGAAGAATTGTGTTTTTGTGTTAAATACTTACGTTTACCGTTTATTTTTGCTTGTAAATTCCGAAATTCTCCCTATCTTTGCAGTGCTTTCCATTTTGATTAGGCGAGTCAGTTCGCCAACTATGCCGTTGGCATTTTTTATGCCCATGGTGTAACATATAGTTCCGACCCCCGTGTGGTGCGCTTAATGGCCCCACTGCCTAATCAAGGTGGAAAGCGACGGGAAAGCGGAACTTTCTTTTTTTTGAGTTAAGTCTTAATTTTTTGGGCAGTTAGTTCCGCGCCCGTATTTTAGTTAACATATTGTTTAATTTCATTTTAAATCGCTTTCCAAAATGAAAAAACAAACAACCCTCCAGCTGCAACCGGCAGCTTTGTCAGCCCTTATTGTATGGCTGAATAGTGATAATTCCTTGTTCTCCTCTGTACTGGAGAGCACAGTTTCCAACCGTCAGGTATTGCTCATCGGCCATGCTTGCCTTGCTTTTTCGGCTTTGGTGTGTGCCGCTTCGTTATCGTCCATGGCAACTTTGGTGATGTTGCTTTGGTTCGCATGGTCTTTATCTCTTTGTCAGAAAGGAGGCTTGAAATGAAATTCTTTATTTCAAAGATGGATGACTATAGTGTAGTCAACAACAAAGGATTGGCACTACAGAAGTGGCTAAAAGATTTTGGTCATAGACTTCTGCCCAATGAATTGTCTAAAGATGCCTTCATAGAGGATGTGCGTCAGAAGATAGCAGAACTTGATAAGCAGTTCCCACGCTCCGGCTTGTTGACGTTATCAAGAACTTCGATAGACAATGGTCTTTCACTTTACGTCTCTATCTATCCCATCAAGAATCCGGAAAAGACAGTTGTTCGTTTCTATATTCACAAGGTGATTGGAGATTATAGATTCAACGAAAAGGTTTCTATTGATAGTCAGAAAGGAGGTCTGAAATGAAGTTCCCCGTTCAAGTGATGGCACACACCCGATACGAGGGTGATAAGGAGACACACGTTTCCTTCGACATTTCAGTAGCCGGTACCACTATCGAAGGTGTTTCGACAGAAGATGCCCGGACATTATTGAAGATGTTACAGAAATTGGTACAAGTTGAAAAGAAGGAGGTGAGACATGAGTGAACAACAATCGACTGAAATTAAGGTACTACTTCAGTACCTGGTATCCTTTCTCCCGGCTGATGATAAGGATACCGATGTGATATTGAAGTCCTCACAGGACATTCAGGATGATTTGTCCGTTATGGTGGAGATTTCGTTGGGTGATATCTCCAAAGAAATGTTGGCATGCAATTATAAGATTGAAGTGGATGCCGACAACAAGCCCAAATGGCGGATGGTACGTAATTGACATTTTTTTACTACATTTTTAGATAGAATCAATGCAAGGCTTCGTCGGGATGACGCGGCCTTGTCTTTTTATGTGTGCCAGAGTGCTTCTACCTTTGATTAAAAATCAAAGCTTATGGTAGTAGAATTGCAATATCCTTCTGAATATGTGTTTTCGTCGGCTCTCGATGAAATCATCTTCAGTACTTCGGCAGAACCGGCCAACTTCTGCCTGAAGATGGGCGATGCTGTGATATTGGATGAGAATTATGTGCCTGATTCGTCCGGACGTGTAGTCATCCACGATTTGCAGAAACTCATCGAACCTTACCTGTTGACCAATTTGATAGAGACTTTCACCTATACCATCACCGATGGCGATGCGTCGCCCAAGACGCGCACATTCACCGTGCAGTATTGTGCGGCGGAATCCTCGCTTTCGGCCCGTTCTTTCATGGATCAATACTTCCTCTCGTCGCTCATGGGCGACAAGGTGACGACTCTCGGTCGCAAGGAGTTCCTTCACTTGGTGACTACCGAAGCGTGCTCGGTGTCGGCCATCTGTACCTATTGGGCAGACGGTGAACTGACGGTCGGAACGGTTCCGGTCAAGGAAGTGACCGAACTGAACAAGGTCGTGACCTTCGAGGTTTCACCTTCCTTGTTCGAAGAATCGGACAAGCAGCTGGTGAAGTACGAGGTACAGGCAGGAGCACGTCGGCAGGTGTATATGGTCGATGAAAATGTGCTCGATGTGGCGCCGTCTTTGCTTTTCACCAATTCCTTCGGATGCCAGGAGACGTTCTATTGTACGGGTACGCAAGAAATCGACCCGCAGTTCAGCCGTTCGGCATCGCTCATCGGTGGCAAGTATCGCAATTATCTGATAGAAGAGAACCGCGTGTTCTCGGCCAATACGGGTGTGCTTAATGTAGCGATGTCCATGTGGGCGGATGAATTGTTCCGTAGTCGCGAGATTTATCTGTTGGTGAACAACCTTCCCGACAAGGAGATAACCATCACCGAATCGGATTCCAAGCGTACCAACGACTACGAAGCCATGTATGTCTATACGTTCAAGTACCGATATGCGCAGCGCAACCACAACATCCTGCACTTGCCTAAGGCCGGTCGGGTATTCGATTTTACGTTTGACAATACGTTTGAATGATGAAGCGCAGAGTCATACACATGAAGGAGGCCATCCGATTGCTGGAGTCGGGCGAGCCTTGCGACCTGAAGGTCTGGAAGCTCTCTACGGGCGACATCATCGAATACAAGGGAGTACAGTGCATCGGTAGCCATTGGCGCGGTGGTTGTCATCGTATCAAACTGCCCGTGTCTGGGCAAATCCGTGAGTTTAGAGATATAACAATGTTCAATTTTAATGGAATGGAGGTTTATTTATGAAAAAGAATCGTCCCGATATACCGATGACGGCAGGAGAAATCTTCACGATTCCTGGCTCTACGGTATCGGCTGAAATGATAAGTATGCAAAGCTCGGCCGACATATTCGATGAAGACGATGATTTGTCCTATTCGCCCGTGCCTGGTCATGAGGGCGAGGAGTATGTGAATTTCGGCACCGACAATCAGCTGCCTTTTGAAATCATCCGAATGATTGGGCGCGATGAAGTGATGTCGCAAAACAAGCTGTTCAATGTCCTCACTTGCTACGGGGCAGGACAGAAGTACATGGACATGGAGACGGAGAAACCGACCAAGGACAAGGATATCAAGCGTTGGATGCTCGGCAACAACCTTTCTACGTTCATGCTGGAACAAGCCACGGACATGAAGTATTTCTTCTTTGCCGTGTCGGTCATCGTCTTGTCGAAGGATGGTACACAAATCAACAAGTTGCGCCACAAGGAAGTTTGTTATTGCCGTTTCCAACGTCCGGACAAATGGGGACGCATGAATCATGTGTACTATGCCAACTGGCGTTTGTCGGGACTCAAGCCGGAGCAGGTGGAGAGAATCAGACTGCTGGATATCTACGACCCTCTCGGCGAATTGGAGATGCTCATGGGACGTGCTCCGGGTGCGGACGGCAGGACTTTCGAACGGACCAAGGAACGTAAGTTCGCCATATTGGTACGTTTCCCGACTCCGGGCTGTCAGATTTATCCCGTACCTTACTACACGGCCATCTTCCGTGGCGACTGGTTCGACATCAAGCGGCTCATCGGCATCGGCAAGAAATCGAAGCTGAAGAACCATGCCTCGGTCAAGTATCAGGTAGAGGTGCATAAGGATTATTGGGATAACATTCTTCGAGAAGAGAATATCACCGACAGGGTGAAGCAGTTGGAGCGTCTCAAGAAGGAGAAACAGAACATCCGGGATTTTGTTGGTGGCATCGAGAATGGCGGCAAGGTGTGGATTACGGGTTACTACGTGGACCCGAACGGACGTGAGAACCGCATGGTGCGTATCAATCTCATCGATGCAGGCAAGGAAGGGGGCGATTGGTCGGAAGACATTCAGGAAGCATCCAATATCACATGTTACGGTGACAACATTCACCCGAACTTGGTGGGGGCTACTCCGGGCAAGAGTCAGAGTAACAACTCCGGTTCCGACAAGCGCGAACTTTTCACGCTCAAGCAATCGCTCGAAATCGCTTTCCACGATTTGATGTACACACCGCACAATGTGGTGATAGGTTTCAATCGTTGGGAAGACAAGGTTTATCCGGATGTACCGATGATTCTGCTTACCACTTTGGACCAGAATACCGATGCCAAGAAAAAGAGTGCTCACCTAAAAGAAGAAAACAATGATGACAATTGACAAGAAGACCTTTGAATCGGTGGTACTTTCGGCCACCAGTTCGACCGCCCATGTGTTCGACATGCTTCAATCGCATTTGGTGGTGACGGAGCAGAATCTGAAGAGTGAACTCTTTGGATCATTCGACTATGCTTCTGTTACCGGACTCGAAGCGATAGCCATTCGTTTAGTTTGCCTCCGTACCTATTACGAGCAGATTCCCCATTTGGACTTGGTGCTTACTCCTACGGGCTTTGGTGTGGTGAGCAACGAGAATGTGGTACCTGCATCGGCTGATAGGGTAAAGGAACTGCGTAAGCAAGTCAAGGCTGCTTACGACGATGCCTACGATGATGCCATTCTTGCTATGTTAGGGACGGATTGGGTGAAGTCTGTGAGTGGGCGTATTCATACAAATTCCATCTATAATACTGCCCATGATTTGCGGAGCTATGCTTGTTGCCCTTATGCGCATCGGTCGGATTTATTGGAACGGCTGGTGCAGATTGCCGAAGCCGAAGAATACATCCGTAGAACGATTTCGTCCGAGTTTTTTGAGGCGTTGCTTGAAGGTGTCCGTACCAAGGAATTGAGTATCACGTATAGTATGTTGGTACATGAACTGAAATTTGCTGTTGCCGGTTGGCTGCATGGCAACACGAATGTGCTTCGAATGAAATTGGCCAACATTGTCAATCAGATGGAAAAACATATCGATGACTATCCGGAGTACAAAAACTCCGAGGCCTATAAAGTCAAACACTTTGAACGCTATCAGAATGGCAAAGATGATACGACCTACTTTTTCGGGTAATGTATTGAATTTTACCTTACCCGATTCATGGGAGCTGCTTACACAGGAGCAGCTCCAATATGTGCTGTTTACCTTGGTGCGTTACACTGCGGTTGAAGTGAAGACACAACTTTTCATTCGCTTTTCGGGTATCAAGGTGGTTCGTCATCAGGCGGACGGATGGGTGTGCCAGGTAACCACGGACAAAGGGGAAGAAGTGGGGTTCTTCCTGTATACATGGCAGATAGAATATTTCACCCGAAACTTCCATTTCGTGACCGAATCCCCCCGGACCCCCGTGTATCTCCATACGTTGGGAGAGTTCCAGGCAGTGGACAAGCTTCTTCGAGAAGTGCCGTTCAAGGAATACTTGACCATTGAGAACTGCTATCAGGGCTATTTGTTTACCCATGAGGACAAACGTCTTACATCGATGACTACGTTGCTGTATGCCAACGATGCTGGGCGGCATCCGCATCCCGAAGCAGTGACAGCGGAACATCGCTTGTCCTCCTTCTTATGGTACACGGCAGTCAAACAGCAGTTGATGCGATACTTTCCCTATCTATTGAAACCGGCTGCAGATGGTGAATCGGGAGAGATTCCGGATATGCGTGCCGTGGTGAATACACAAATCCGTGCTTTGACGGGTGGCGATATAACCAAGGAGAAAGAAGTGATGTCGATGGATTGTTGGCGGGCATTGACGGAACTGAATGAAAAGGCCCGCGAACAACAAGAATACAATCAGAAGTATGGACGCAAATAATTTGTTTGATGCAATCGGCTATTTCAAGAAGCTATGTGCGGCCAATAAATTGGCGGTGGCACATAAATTTCATCCGTGTACTTGTTCGGGTATCCATTCCTTGCAGGAGGTGCTGCAGGAGTTCCGTTACCATTCAGCTTTCTTTGCCGTGGATGATACCAACGACGGGGTGACGGAGAAACGTTCCGGTGGCTATTTCAAGAAACGTACCTTCACAGTGTTTCTGTTGAAGGCATACCGCATCGATGACATGGACGACCGCCAGAAATCACTCGATGTGTGCCGTCAGTTGTTCCGTCAGGTTCATAGCCGGCTCATTCGTGACAAGGAGAACCTGGACAATGAACTGGTGTATCTCGATACCGAAAAGATTTTAAGCCGTGAGCTGGGGCGCTATTTCATCAATGGCTGCACCGGTCTTTATTTTATGGCCGAAGTTTCAGAACCGACAAACCTTTGCTATAATGAGCAGGAGTGGACGGAATAAACGGAATGATAATCGCCCCAAGGCTACGGCTGAAGACCGAATCAAGTATCAGGATGCCTGGGCGAAGATGATGGTGTCCATTTGGCGTGAGAAGATAGAGCGTCTTCATGTCATTGATACCTATCGGTTACATCAAGACATGAATGAGAGTCTGACCACTTCGGGCAGTGAACTTTCCATCATCCAACACAAGTTCATGGAGTACGGCATTTATCAGGATGTGGGTACCGGGAACGGGTACAGCAAGGGCAATGGGGGTTACTTGGAGTTTCTAGATCCTGCCAATGACAACGGGCAGAAGCATCGCAAGCCACGCGAATGGTTCTCCCGTGCCTACTTCGCTTCGGTCATGGTACTCAAGGAAGAAATGGCCTACATGTATGGTGAGGAGTTCACCGGTCTGCTAGTGGACAAGATTGAAGAAGCGAACCGCAAGCGTAGTACCTCGATGCGCTCACGGCTTTGGGGCACTCGGAAGAATTAGTTCTTGTCTTTTTAGGAGACTTTTCTTGGGACTACATTTGAACTAAAGTTTAGATATGGCATCAGAAGATATAAAAGAAGCGTTGAAAGCGGCTGCGATTCAGATTCGGGATGAGAAGCAAACGGGAGCTAATACGGCATTGCGTGTTGGCTCGCTTTTACTGGCTATCTGCGAAGCCTTGGATTTAGGTTCTGAAGAACTTTCCAAATTATTTCTTCGAAAAGATCAAGATGATACAGCATCCGGAGTCATAACTTTTTTAAAAGGTCTGATTTCAGAAGAATTACTTAAAGCTAATTCCGGTGCCGAATTCGGTGATACCGTTGATTCCATGCTTGCGGGCAAAGGTACGCTGATAACTCCTGACGGTCGGATTCAGACCAGCCGCCTTGAAGTCCGTGGCAGCGCACAGTTTATGGAACTCATCATCAACCGTCTGTTGGCTCAGGAATCGGATTTCGTGTTTACCGAATCCGGACACATCGAGGGTGTGGAGCTGCTTGAAGAGGGTACATACCTTCTGACGTTGCGCAAGCGTTGGCAGTATGACTTTACGGCCTTTGACGACCATGATGTGACCTACGGCAGCATGAACACGCTGCTTCAGGACGGCAGCTATTTCACTTCGTGGTTCCGTGTGCTTTCAGTCGATACCTCTGCCAACACCTTGACCGTCGCACTCTATCCGGATGATGAAGTTCCTGGTGGCGTGAATTATGCGCCTGCAGTGGGTATGAACATCAGCCGACGGGGCAATGCCATCAACGAAGAACGTCAGAACTGCTGGTACATCTCCGCACGTGAGGGTACGATCATGTACTTGACAGGTGTGACCAAACCCATCCTTGAGGAGTACAACTACAGCGCATGGCTCGGTCTTCCAAAGAATCTCGAACTCTTCAACGGTCTTCCGATCAACTATAAACAGCCCTATCTTTTCGCACGTGGGGCGATTATCCAGGACCTATTGAGAGTGGATTACCAAGGCAAACCGATTTTTGAAATCGTGGACTTGGGACCATGGGATGCGGATACGCAGTATATCAAGGGCAAGGATCCGGATTCACAACGGTACATCCAGCATCAGACATGGTACAAGTCCTGCGGATGGAGATGTGCCGCTGACAAGGCTACCGTGGGAGTGCCACCGAGGTGGAACAATACCCAATGGGTCTGTGTGTCCGGTGACGGCAACTACACACTGGCCATTACCAGCAGCCGGGGCAGGTTTTTCCGTATCGGTCAGGAATATACGACCCTCGGCTTTGTGCTGAAGCACGGAGACGAAGACATCAGCGTGGATGTCTGGCAGGTGGAGTGGACACGTGATAGCGGCCTTCCGGATGAAGACCTGTTATGGAATACCGAACATGCCTACAATGTGACGACAGTGGAGATAACACCCCTTGACATGCCTTCCAACTGGCGGGAGGTGCGCAAAGTGGTATTCCGCTGCACGGTCTTCCTGAAAGACGGTGAGGACGTGCAGAATTTCAGTGAAGAATTTTCAATAACCTAATATATGACAGACAATGAAGACAGCAACCGCGTATATCATCTATGACCCGTTGCTCCTGACATTCTCCATGCTGGAGATTGGCGGCAGTACGGTGCAGCGCAAGGACGGCATATCGGGCAGTTTTGACCCCGACCGTTCCCTGTTCCCGTTCGTCCTCCGTCCCCGTCTGACCGTACAGGACCCGAACCATATCCTGGCGGACGGCGACCATTCCGACAAGCTCTTCGATTGCCGTTGGTACATCGGCAGTGACGAGACAGGGACACGTATTTACAGTGACACCTCCGGCTTTTCCTTGGGTGACTACGGTGAACTGACCGTTACCCGTAACGTGGAACCTTCCGTGCCGTTGAACCTGTATTTCACCTGTGCCTTTATCGATCCCCGTACAAAGAACACGTTCCGCAAGTCGATGGGGGTGACGCTCACTTCCGTCCTGGCTACCGAACTGAACCTCGGCGTCGAGATTGATGCGGCCTCGAAGATGCCGGTGAGCCCGTTCAAGACACATCAGCACCGTACCATAACCGCCACATTCCGTAACGGTACGGATGCGGTACCTGACAGCCAGGCAGTCTATCTGTGGAGAGTACAGGATGCGACGACACGTGCGATGCGTGCCATTACCGAAGATGACCTTTTCTATGTGTCCGGGCAGGGCACGAAGTCCATCGTCATCGACCGCCGCTTCATCGACAAGGAGATTATCGAAGTGGTCGCCTACCACAAGACAGCCCCAGCACGGACGGTATCCGCCCGAACCAAGGCTTTCCGTTGGTACGGCCAATGGGACGAGGACGTGCGCATTACCCGTGGCAAGTATGTCCGTCCCGATACGCGGGAGATAGAGGTCACGGCCTATATCGCCACTCCCAAGGGCATGGTGGACTCTCCGGCTGACTACTATGACATTACCCACATCCGTACCGGGGTGGCAACCGGTTCCTTTCAGGAAGTCATCGGCTATGGCGAGACGGCGACCGTTCCCCGTTCCTCTATAGGCAGTGACCCCTCCGCACGTCCGGTGTTCGGCATCGAGGTCCGTGAACGTACCGCCCTCCGTGCCTGTACCATCGGCGGTGCCGCCTGTCTGGTTAACGGCAAGATTATGTGCATACAAATTCCAAAGACGTAAGATATGAATGACAGAGTGACCGTTTATGCAGTTCCTGAAGCGATAGCCTCGGAACTGAACCTTACCCGAATCCGTGTCCATGACGGCAAGGGATTCTACCTTCTTTCCGCTTCCGACCTCCGTCCCTACGGTATCGCCCGTGCGCTTGGAGAGGGTGCGGTTGTTGTAACGGCTGAAGATGCGAAGGTACGTTTTTTCAGCAAATCATAAATCATACATCATAAATCATAAATTATGAACATCAGTGCTATTGATACCCTTGAAGCCATCGTTGACGGTGATACCATCGTCCCCGGCATGAGTTTCGTCCTCCCTACGGGAGTGGGTACGACCCAGTATTACAATCCGAGTACCAAGGCATGTACGCCCGATTACAGCAAGGCGGCCAACCAGATCGTACTCTATCCGACCAACTACTCCAGTGCGAACGGCAAGTACCTGGTTCCCGATACCGGTACCGAACAATGGTACTTCGACAATCCGGAGAGCACGTCGGCGGCCATCCTTGCGGCGGCCGGCGGTTCCGTGGCCACGGCCTGGAACGGGCTTTTCGCCAAGACCACCTACACGGTCAACGGCCAGACCTTCCCGGCATTGAAGGTTATCGGCAACCTCGCTTCCGCCGACAGCCTGAATGATGTGAAGATCTACTGCAAGGCCAAGTACAACGGTATGGACGTCCTTTGTCAAGGCACCATCGGCATCAAGGAGACGGTGGGCAGCCTGTTCGACATCCTTATCAACTGCGTCAATGAAGAGGGTGCGAACGATACCGTGATAGACAATGACAGTGAATATCTGGTATTGACCGCCGATTTCCAGGATGCGGGCGCATCCGTCGCCCCTACAGGATCCTACAGCTGGAAGAAGGTGACAGCATCCGGACTGGTTACTGTCAGCCATGTTTCCGGCGTGACCGAACTCAGCAACTCCAACAAGACACTGAAGCTTTATGACGGTGCTGTGGAGGGTACCGAAGAGTATTTCTGCTGCGTGACACACAACGGTGCCGAATACATGAAAGGTATCCAGGTGAGCGACACGCACGACCCTTACTATATCCTGATCGGACGCAGCACGCAGGGCAATCTGGTGAAGAAGGGCGAGTCCGTGACCTACAATCCGTCGGTGATAGCCCGTTCCACGAGGGTCGTCCAGTCCGGCTGGTCCTTCAGCTTCCGTGTGCTTGACAACCAGGGTGTAACCAAAAAGACCGCTTCCAATGCTACATCGTTTACTGTCACCGGTGATGAGGTTCATTCGTACAATGGTACGAACGTTCATATCACCGCCACCAAATCATAAGCCTATGAAGACATTGAGTGCAACGGATACTTTGGTCGCCGCTCCCGAGGATGGAGTGAGCGTAACCGTCAAGTCCATCATGTATGCCACCAGTACGGACGGCACGACTCCACCGTCAAGCGGTTGGAGTGCGACCATCCCGAGTGTCCCCAATGGCAGTTACCTTTGGACACGTGTGGAGTTCAGCAACGGCGAGTATTCCTATACCTGTGCCTACCATGGCAAGGACGGTTCCCCCGGCAGCACGGGCGCTTCCGGCCCGCTCCCTTATCCCTGCGGCAGCTATGACAGTACGGTTTCCTATACCCGTGATGCCTTCAAGTGTCCGGTAGTGGAACTTGACAGCATCTATTACGGCATGAAGAAGACCGGTACGGTCAAGGGTGTGAACCCCAAGACTGACGTGGCCAACAACGGCGGCAACTGGGAGGTCTTCGACATGTTCAAGTGGCTGATGTCCGAGGTTGCGTTCATCAACTTCGGCAAGCTGGCTTCCGCCATCTTCTACGGGCAGTACATGTTTTCCCAATATGGACTTGATGCGGACGGGAATGCGGTTACTTCTGCTGACGGTTACAAGGATTTCAACTATTCCGACCCGATGAATGCGGGCAATGCCTTCCGTCCTAACATCCTGTTTGATTTTCTCAACGGTAAGTCCTGGCTCAAGGATTCCGACATCGACGGTTCCCTGACAGTCCGTAGTCTCCGTCGCAGGATGGCCCATGGTGGTGACGGTACCTATACGAATCTGAAAGACTATAGCGGTTTCTATCTGGACGGCGATTTCGTCATGCCCGTTGTCTCTGACGATTATTTCGTGGACCTCCATGCCATGGTATTGGAACCGGCCAGCCGTTCCGTCCACGGCAGTGGCAAGATCTTTTTCCCGAGTTCCAACAACAGTGTCTTCTACAACGGTACGGAATATATCGGAGTCCGTTACCTTACCTATAGTCATAGCGGTGGTTTCATCAAGGTCCAGTTTTTCGGGACACAGTACAAGACTTCGGACGACATCACGGCCAACAACTGGTATGTAGGCGTTGAATCTGATGATACGGATTTTTCATTCAATGTGGAATTATATAGTTAAAATCTATGGCAACAAAAACAATCGATTTGGCTACCGAGCTTGAGCAGCTCGAAGCCGTTAGTGCAAATGACCTCTTGTTGGGGTACAGCGTGTCGGGCAAGAAGTTCGGCTACATCCCGACAAGCTATGTGACCCGTGGCGGCTATGCCTGTCGCCGCTGGTCAATTGACAACAGTTCCCCCGTTGGCGAGGCCGTGGGGAACATTGACTACCTGCGTGACTTGCCCTCATTGCTTGGCTTGGGCTGCTATCTGGTTGACAAGAACCATGGCCGCCGCAAGCTTGACCCTTCGAACCACTACAAGCTTGCCACTGGTGAAGCGGCCAAGCTTGACGGCTCGATGGGTGACTACATGTGGGGCTGGAACACGAAGTGGTACTATGCATGGTGGGTAGAGGGCGGCTACTATTACGAGGCTGCATCCCTGAATCCTATACCGGGCAAGTACAACTATGTCATCCCCGTAGCTTCCACTTCCGCCCTGGGCGTTTCAGTGGTTGACCGCACGAACCTGGAGCTGGTGAGCGTCATCAACACGTCCGCACAGTATCGTGGCGGTAACAACAATGCTGAGCTTGACGGCAAGTTCAACACGCAGCTCGGCCGTGCGGCCACTAACCTGAATGCGGCTACCTTCGGTGAATATGCCCGCAAGAAGGGTGACGGTTGGGAAGCCTACTGGTATGCCCATGCTGCCATGATTGGCGTGCTCTTCCGCATCATCTTCGGTACCCGTAATGTCCAGGATTCCTACAATGCCAGCAAGGATGCGAACGGTCTATATCAGGGCGGTCTCGGTTCTGGTGTGACAGGTGCCGGTGACTGGTGGACGGGTGCAGACGGTTATAACTATTACCCGTTCCTTCCGACAAGTGCCGGTGTCGAGCTGGGTGACTCCTGCGGCATCAGTACACAGACAGTGACCAAGGCCGACGGTACGACAACTACGGTCAGTGTCCCGGTGTTCTTCGGTCTGAAGCTCTTCTCCGGCTATCTGGACCGATGGGAACGCGGTCTGCTCATCAACAAGGTGGCAGGTGGTGCAGGTGACATCTATGTAGTTCCGAAGATGTACAGCAGCTACAGCATGTCGAGCCTGAGCGGTCTTGTCAAGGTGGCTACCGTTCCAGCAGCAGCCGTGGCTTCTACATGGGAATATACCAAGCAGCTTTCCATGCAGAACCTCTGCCACGTACCTACGGTTACAGGTGCTACCTCCAGCACATTCTATTGTGACGGCTTTTATAATGACAATGCCGTGTCCGGGCTTCGTGTGCCCTCTCGTGGTGGCACTGCTTACAGTGGTGGTCATGCGGGCCTTGAGTACCTGCATGTGGGCAGTGGTGTCTCGGCGTCCAATGCGAGCTGTGGCTCGCCCCTCTGCGAAGCAGCGGAAGACTGGGACACAACGCCCGTCCTGGTGTCCGCTTGATGCCTTGGGGTACAATGGGGTGCATGGTGTCCTTCGGGTGTCCGTCAGGACACATAGCACCCAAGGCACGTAGTGCCGCATAGCCCCGAAGGGGCGCGTCCCCCGATTCGTTCCTTGACTTTTTTCCATATTGAATGATGTGGGTGTGAGAAATTCCCTATCTTTGTACCGGATTTTCCCGGTTGCCGTTTCTTGAGCCGTGTCCGGGCTTCGTGTGCCCTCTCGTGGTGGCAATGCTAACAATGGTGGTAATGCGGGCCTTGAGTACCTGAATGTGAACAATGGTGTCTCGACGTCCAATGCGAACTATGGCTCGCCCCTCAACTTTACCGTGCGGTCTGTTTGTCAGCTTTCCGCACTTTAAAATGAGACGGAACCGCACCCCATGGTGAAAGATACACATCGAAGAAGTACCGGTAAACATGCATGACGGCATGGCTGAAGGTAGGGATGTAACAAAAGCAGACAAACCCGTTGACACCGAAAATGACACCGCAATGAAACGAAGAGGATACATATCCAAGGATGTTGCAACGCTCAGGAACTTCGAGGATGCCTTTTGGGGTTTCTCCGAAGGCAAGCACCGGCGCGATTCGGTACGTGCTTTCGAGGCGAACCTTGAAACGAACCTTCAGGAGCTTCTTGAAGCGTATGCGACAGGTACCCACCGCACTTCACCCTATACACCCAAGGAGGTGTTCGAACCCAAACGCCGTGTCGTCTGCAAGTCTCCCGTCCGTGACCATGTCATCCAATGGGCTTCCATGCTGCCCGTCGAACGATGGCTGATGGATTCCTACTACCATCGCTCACCGGCTTGTGTGCCTGATAAAGGTACGCATTACTTCGTCCGGCAGGAGAGGGCAGAACTCCGTAGGTGTAGCCAATCCGAAGTCTATTACTTCGTCCAGCTTGACATCCACCATTATTTCCCCAACATCAACCATGACTTGATGAAGGGTTTTCTCCGCCGCAAGATAAAGGATCCTGTTCACCTTCATTTCCTTGACGAATTCATCGACAGTTTCCCGCAAGGGCTTGTCCTTGGCGTGAAGCTCTCACAGATTCTTTCCGGAATCTACCTTGCACCTTTCGACCGCATAGCCTTGGACTGCTTCGGCATCGGCAAGGATCCGGAGAAGTTCCGCTACTAGCAGAACCGCTATGTGACGGACTGCTTCATGACATGCCGCACGGCAGCACAGGCGACAGAGCTGGCCAAGGGGGTTGATTACCTGAACCGCAAGTTCGAAAGGTTTGTCCGAGAGGGCTTGCGTCACTACAGCCGCTTCGCTGACAACATCGTCATCAAGCACAGCGACAAGGTCTTCCTGCATCTGATGGTGGAACTGGCGGTCATGACACTGACCCGTGATTTCCTGCTGCCTGTCAACCGGAGCTGGAACGTGCGTCCGATGTGGACGGGCAACGACCTTTGCGGATATGTATTCTACCATGACCATCTCAGATTGCGTAAGCGCAACAAGCAGGCACTTTGCCGTCAGGTGGCCAAACTCCGCAAGAAAGGGTATTCCGAACGGGATATCCGTCTGAAATGCGCCAGCCGTGTCGGGTTCGCCGGGCACGCCGATACAAGACACTTATTAAAATCATTGGATATGGAAAAGAGATTAGGCAACGTAATCAAGAACCGCAAGAAGAAAGCCCCCTTCGAGGGGATGGACCCGTCGCAGAAGAAGTCCATCGAGGACATCATCTGCTATACGGGTGGTAACGAACATGAGAAGCTGATACTTCTCATTGACTACAAGATTGACGACTCCGTGATCGAGAAAAACGATGACGGTACTCCCAAGCGGAGAATCGCCATCCGTTACAAGCTCATCGACCACGTGGTCAATCCGGATGCTGACGAACCGACCTATGTGTGGCAGGAGAAGGAATACTATTCATTCTCCGGTTCCAAGGTCATGATAGACCAGGCCGAAGAGGATTTTTCCCGTGAGGATCTTCCGCTGGTGACGGTCGTTCAGGAGTTCGTGAACAAGCAGCGCAAGAAATTCTACAAATTCACCTGATGCCGTTTGGCTGAAGGTATAAAACAAAGGACTATGAACAGACAGATTTATTTGCGGCCGATGACCTTCAGCCGTTATGACGCGAAAAGATGCCTCGTTTATCTGAACGAGGTAGTGATTGAGAACCATGTGCCGGAGGATGCCCCCGATGACTTCATGCCCGTTACCGCTTATGCCTATACGGGTATCGAAGCGGACGGTGGCACCTTGATAGATGCAGCTGATGACAGCCGTGACTCGTTGGTGAACGGTATCATCCGAAGCCGTTACAGTCAGTCGGCAGAAGATGCCATCAAGACCCATCAGATAGAGCTTCTGAAGAATCCACAGAGTTTCATGGAAAAGGCTTCGGAATATGAAGCGGAATGGATTGAATTCAATGCAGTCCGTGAAATGGCAAAGGCAACCGTGGACGGTTGGTTGGAGGCTTAAGTTCATTCGGGGTATAAAAAAAAGCCCCCGACCTATTTATAATTACAGACGCCAATCTCGTAACATACAAATAACGGTAACACCGCACGGCCGAGGGCTAATGCCTTCTTCCGCGGTGTTACCGCTTTATTTTTTATAGGTATGTCTTGAGATTGGCGGTGCAAAGATAATCAAACTTCTTGATAGCACATTCATTTGTGTCTTTTTTTATTTCTTTCTACCCTCTTTCCTTTGCATAAAAAACAAACCATGAATTTGGAAGAAGTTTTCAAAATATTAACGGTACTTGGAGGGTTCGAAGGACTTAAATGGTTGATAACTTTTTGGGTGAACCGGAAATCGAATGCCCGCAAGGAGGATGCTTCGGCTGATGCGATGGTGGACGAGAATTATCGTAAGCAAGTGGGATGGTTGGAGGAACGGGTTGCTCAACGTGATGCGAAAATAGATACACTATATGTGGAATTTCGTGAAGAACAGGCAGAGAAACTGAGTTGGATACACAAGTGTCATGAATTGGAATTGCAGTTGAAGGATGCGGAGCATAACCGCTGCGATCGTCCAGACAGTGAATGCGGAAGAAGAGTACCACCGAGACGACATCAATTAATAAAGAAGGAGGCATAATGACACCAAGAGGAATCAGGAATTGCAATCCGGGCAATATTCGTGTGACCAAAGACAAATGGCAAGGGTTGCGTAGTGTACAGACAGACAAGGAGTTTTTCCAGTTCACTGAAATGAAATGGGGCTATCGGGCACTCATCCGAACGCTTCAGAACTACCGAAAACGGCATGGTTGCATGACCATTGCCGATTTTATCCATCGATGGGCACCGAGCCAAGAGAACAACACGACGGCTTATATCCGGTCGGTGTGCAGTCAGTTGGGAGTACCGAGTGTGTATGTGCCCGATGTGGATGATTGTGATACGATGTGTGCTTTGGCTGCTGCCATATCCAAGCATGAGAATGGAGTGGATGCCAACATGAAGGAGGTGCAGGATGGTTGGGACTTATTGTAAATGGCTTCTGCTGTTACTGCTGATGGTGAGCTGTGGCAGTTCACGCAAGACAGAACGGATCGATACGGCTGTTTCGATACAAACCGGAGCGGAGTTGCATCAGACCGCCTTTCAGGGTTCCGGCATCCGATTGACGGATTTTGTCAAAAAGGATATGACCATCCGCTTTCATTGGGTGAAGTTCGACACGGACAAGAATCCTGATGAAGAGGGCAACTATCCCAAGATGGGAGAGGGTAGCGGTGAGGTGGACTTTCATGAAGACGAGGTGCTGGATATGGAACAAAATGACAGTACTCAAGTGGAGTCCGGAGCGAATCTCTCCCATGAAGCGGATGCTGAAGAACATTCTCAAAGTGAGAGTGAGCGTGAAGAGACCGGCGTATTCAATGACATTACATGGCTTATCATAGCAATCGTTATACTACTGCTTGTGGTTTGTTTCGTCAAACGCAAGTAACCATGGTATTTAGATTTTAAGGTTAATTTTTTTACATTTGCACGGAGTCCTGGCTTGTGAAAGTCGGGACTTTTATTTGGTTTATTCGAATATTTATTGTACATTTGTGGAAAGAAGATATTTATGATTGAAATTCTGTTTCTCATATTGATTGTAGTGACTGCTTACCGCAAATGCAATAAGCCGACCTTGGATGACAAGCGTTATCCGGGACCG